TCAACATTTTCGAGTATGTGCTTTTCACACTCACCCATTAATAACTGAAACATAATCTCATAATTGAGTTGTTTCTTAACTCCATTATCAATGACCATGTCAGCTAGTTGAGTTGGCGTTTTATCGCCAACTCTTTTCGCTAATACTTCAGCAATATTCATTAAATCATTATTGGGCATTGTTATCCCCTATTGCTTTGTATTCACTATATTCAATCTCAGTAGTGAACTTGTTGAATAAATCATTGTGAGCAATCTTGAAATTTGCTGTTTCAAATTTCTTACGCTTACGATTTATTTTTTGTAATCCAAAACTATTACCATTCTCATCTTGAACAATAATTAAATTTTGGTTTGTTCTATCAAAGCAATCCACAACATTTTGTTTCATTGTGTCCAACTCTTTAGATAGTCTATTTGCTTTTAGCTTTAATTGAGCATAGGCAAGAATTATTTTCTTTTCATCTTGCTTTAGCTTTTTTATTGCATTTGGCATTTTTACCTCTTTGTTAAGTTATACAAACTTATGTTTGCCCAATCCTTTTATATCTTATGCAATCCCATTACAAGAATTAATTTAATTTTTTTTTATCTTTTTTATTAATGATATTATTAAAGGTATTAACATTAGGCTCAACCTCTAGTTGCATTGTCTTTTCCAACCCCTGCACCAGCGTTGTCAGTCGCTTGGTGAACTCATCTTGTGCTTGTTGTCCTGCTTTACGAGAACGAGCCGAGCCGACATTGTCGGCTCGTTTCTTTTCTTTCGGCATTACCAACTACACCAATATTCTACGACCTTATTCTCATTGATCGCTTGTTGACAAAATTTTAAGAACTTGATGTCCTGCTCTTTGTACTCCTTGACACTATCCTCTTGGAATTGTTGACCCCAAAAAAATCCATCTTCAGCGACATAATCAGAGTAGCCTTTGGCTATCTGCTCACCGAGTTCGTCAAGTACCTCTTGAGTGACATAGCAGGGTGCCTCTTGGTCACCATTGAAACCGAGATGTGCTAAATGTCCTTCCATTTTTACAGAAGGATTTTGATCTGCCCATTTCTTCGCCATGAACTCTTGAAGTCTTGCGTGTTTTCGCCAAACGAAAACCGATTCATGTTCTTTCTCACTTTCTTTTTCGTTGAGAGAGTAGTATTTTTCCCAATCTACTTTGTGTCCTCGTAGATGTGCGTGTTGATCTAATCCCATATCTTCTCCTTTGTTAAGTTTATCGCCTCTCTTATCAAATCCCACCGATCAACGCAACAATTATTTTTTAGAACGATTCTAAACTAAATTACCAAACCATTCTTTACTGAGGTGGTGCAGGTGGTGGTACAGGTGGAAGTGGTGGTGCTGGGGGGGGGAAGCCCAAGTGTTACGCTGCACGGATCCAGCTGTCAGTCAAACGAGCGAGATTAGAAAGCTGCAGCTAGAACGAGAACGAAGAGTCCGGTAACCAAGAGCACAGCTTCGGGGTACAAGAATAGCAAGATAAGGTACAACGCTACTACTTCCATAACCTGCTCCTGGAGCTGCTGGCACAGGCTACCTGCTGCCAGTGCCAGGACTCTTCTAAACGAGACGAGGCCTTCATTTGTCGTCCCCAACGACACTATCCTTCCATGAGTAACCATTAGCAATGCAGCGTGCCCCGGGACCACCAGTAAGTGCGTATACTTTGCCTGGTTCAGGTTTGTCCTTCTTCACGGCATCATGAGCGGACCATCCATCCGGTGGCGCGTTGTCTTTGTTAATTTTCTTAATTAATTTTTCGAGCTTCATCGATATCCTCCTTTGTTAGTTAACGCACGGCAGTTGAATGGTTAGTTCAACACCATTGCCGTGCGCAGACCTTACATAAGACCTGATGGGATATATGTCAAGAGCTTTCTTTCACACTGTTTCTAAGACAGTTCCTTCAGGATCCCAGCTCCTGAACTGTACGCTGCCCGTGCCAGTGCTCTTTTTCAAACGAGAACGAGATCTTTCTCCTTGACAACGAGACGAGATCCAGCTGCAGGTGCCATGCCGTTACCAGCCCCCCGAACTAACTAAAGAGGTAAAAAAACGAGGGGCAGATAACGACACGAGCTTCTCCTGGAAGGCAGCTCCCGCTGCTGGATGGTCCGTTGGCCCTTTTCCAGTTCAGACGAGAACGAGAACGAGACGAGCAAACGAGATTACGCTGCACAGGTTACCAGCTCCTGAAGGATGGTCTCCCGGATCCGTGGCCATTGTAACGGGAACGAGAACGAGGCAAACGAGACGAGGGAACGAGGATCAGTGAAACTGGACACCGGTCTGTAAAGTTTAAGCAGCTTCTTCGAGAGGGTCTCATCCAAGATAATTACCTTGCCCCCTGCCTTAACATACTTATTAATCCATACGATTTGCCACTTATTTAATTTAGGATAATTAGCTTCATCAGATTTAAGTTCAATCCAAAATACATGATCTTTATTGGCTGCATGAATGTCTGGAATCCCATTGATTGTGCTAGATTCTATGCGGGTTAAATGAAAACCAGTTAAGTTCTTTTTGACCTTTTGCCAAAGTCTTGCCTCTTGTGCTTTTATTGTCATTAATTAACTTAATTTCTTTATATTCTTAATTACAGAGTTTGGAATAATAGTAGTATTACCTATGCTCTCAATGTCAATACCATTATCAGCATAAGAGTAATCACCAAACAACTTAGTTATGCCTTTTGCTTGTGAAAACAAATGACCTTTTGTAATACATGTTGCTAAATTTGATTTTTTTAGTTCGTCAAATGTTAACCAACTGCTGTTTGATACAATATCATACCACTCTACAGCAACCATTGGATACTTATCTATCTGATCTTTTACTTTTTTTGGTATAGCTATTTTTTTTCTCATAAATTTTTACCGATACACTCCCAACAGATGTAAACATTGTGGAGTTGTGTACTTGATTGAAGACTTTGATCCATTCAGACCAACTAGCCTTTTTTAATAAGTGCTGTGTCTTCAGATTGAACCTCGATGGTTTTGGCGTTGTGGCCATCGATCTTCTCTGAAAGCTCTTTGAGTTTGTTCTCAAGCTCTTCACGTGACATACCCTCCAGACCTGTTACTCTGACTTCTTTTCTATCAATGAATGCACCTGCTAATTGGCCAGATCTATATTCTGCATTTATAGCTGCAGCAAATTGATCTTTCTTCTCTGCCTTATCAGCAAGTCTTTCAAATCTTTTGTAACGTCTGAGGTTGTCACTCTCATATTTTTTTACTTCTTGTTCAAATCTCTTGTCATAATACTTTGCAACATGAGGATTAATTCTTCTATTTAATAATTGTGAAGCAGTAGATCTAGCACTATTGATATCTTTACAATCATATCCTGCACGCTTTAAAGCTTCTGCCTGAGTTATCTGGCCATGATCTTGCACCATTATCTCAACAAACATTTTTTGTTTTGGTGTGAGATCTTTTTCAGTTCTCAATTCTTTTTTTGTAAGCCCACCCATTATTTTAATTTATTTAAATCTCTAATAATCATTCGTCTTTTACTTTTGATTAAATAAGGACTATTTATGTGAAAATTTTTAAATGGAATCTTTGCTTTAATTTCTCTTCTTAAAGCACTTTTCACATCACTTTTTGCAGTGGATCGACTTACTTTACTTTCTTTAACAATCTCAGAAGTTCGTCTTCCACCAGATTTTCTAAATTTTTTATACGCAGCCTTTATACCTTTAGTTAATAAACCACCAACTAACATTTTTTTCTTATCAATAACTTTACCAAGTGCTTTAGCTTGGCCCGCATGTGCTGCGGATGCTTTTTCTAATTTACTTTTGACCATCTTAATAGTTTTCAAACCACCTGTGTTGTAACCAAATTTTCTTAATCTAACTCTTTTGTATTCTTTGTCTGCGGATTTAGCCATTTCTTTTTTCATTAATCTTCGTTGTAAGATTGTGAGTGGTTGGATCTGCATAGTTTTGCCTTTTTTATCAGATGCATATGCTTTACCAACTATTACAGGTTTTCTAAATTTTTTCTTTTCTCTTTTAGCTTTTACGATACCAACTCTAATTCTTCTTTTCAAACCTGGTTGAGCTTTAAATTCTGCAGCTCCAGTAAATTTAGTTCCTCGTATCTTTCTTTTAAAATCCGCTTTTTTTAAAGAAAAAGGAACAACAGGTGTTTTAGTTTTTTTTGATCTTTTTACCTCAGCTTTATGAGCTTTGTGTAATCTTCTGAAACCTTCTTTAACTGTTTTGAATATTATTCCCTTCATATTTCTACTATATAGATTATTTCATCACAAAGTAATACCCCATAAAACTTCTGATTGCGTTCCCGCAAGACTGGTGTATCTTAGATACACCATGGATACACCATAGATACACCACTAAAATTGATTAAAACCATTGATATTACTGACTAATAATCGTTTAGATACACCAGATACACCATTTTTACCCTCTGGGGTACTTTCTTTTGTTCGTTAGTCTGAGATATCTATATAGTAAATATTTATTGATTGTCCGGTATCCGGTATTCTGTTATATTTATCCTATGGTCCTTAAAAAAGATCAATATTTCATTAGTTCCTGGGGGTGGAGTCTATGCTCTCTTTGATTTCTCCCCCAGGGATAAAACATTTTAGACCACCATGACCACTATCTAATTTTTACCTTACCTGAGTATACTTTCTTTTTAATTTCAGCCCTTTCCTCTTTAGTCTTAGCATTACGATACAATCTATAAAACTCTCGATAATTAATCCAAGACTTCTGCAGCTCTGTAAATTTAATTTTACCAATGTCGATTAACTTAATATACTCCTCACGTACCATCTGCGGGTCCATATCAGCGTTCCAACATACGTCTTGAAAATCTTTACCATTCTCTAAAAACCATTTATGGCTATCTTCTTTCCAATAAGTTTCTCTTTTAAACCCACTCAGGGACAACGAATCCTCAAAAGCCTGTAGCAATATAGCTTGAAATAATCTTATTTCAGGTGGACGTTTTTCTCTTGCAAACTCCATGGCTAACTTAATGCCCAAATTTTTTAACAAGTTTGGTGAATAACTCATAAAACTTTTTAATAGTTGGTTTTGGATAATTTTGGGATTTACAGAATTCGTAATCGTCTAAGATATTTTCAATATACTCAGTCTTTACCTCACCTGGTAAAGCATCCACAAAATAGATTGTTTTCTTGACTAAATCTCTAGGAACCCTCGGCATCTGCATAACCACGATGTGGGAAAAGATATGGATTATGGATCACACCGTGGCTACACATTTTTGACAACCAATTTCAAACCTTTAGCCTGAGCTATTTTCTTTCTACCTGATTGCCATCTTGACTCGATTTTGTCGAGAAAAGATAAACTGAAATTTCCTAAGCCATAGTCATTTCCACAATACAACTGAAACATCAAACTTGTTAACTCATCATAAGTCTTTTTGTTTGGTGCAAGCATAACTAGCTTGTCCAACGCCTGGTCTAATGCTTCTTCACTGCTTTTTTTTACAGCTTTACCCACTAAAATCTCCTTTATTTAAAGTTAAATTAGCGTTCGTTGTTCTGGATTCATAAGGTGTTTTGAAGCCCCACCTTTTCATTTAGGCTTAGGAATACGTATGTAATGTTATTATAAAATTTGTGACTTATTTGCAACAAAAAAAAGGGGCCAGTCTCCCGACCCCTTTTCAAACCCAGGTTCAAGGTTAACCATCCAACCTGCAGTTCTACTTACCATTCAGAAGTTTTTTACCTTCTAAGAGTAAATTCTCTTTCATCTTTTGATAGCTCTTGCCCTCTTTTTTGGCTATCTTTCTCACCTCTTCATCAACTAATTTTGCAATCATTGAGCCAGGTCTTCTAAACCCTGCCTTTCCCATTGCTCTAATCAGCGTATATGATTCGATATCTACCGCACAAGATTTCCATTTGTTGATGTCCATGACTCCTCCTAATGTTCTTGATATTCTTTAGAGTCAAAGAAATCAAGAAGTTTTATTTTCTTTTTACTTCTGCCACTATTGTAGATTTTTTCAATAATCATGATGTAATCTCTAGTGCTTGTACCAGATAGAAACCATGAAGACTTAGTTTTGCAGGCCTCTCTAAACCTTTTCAAATCAAAGTCTGGACACTTATCAGCTATGATATAGGCCATGACCATAGACCTTTTTAGTCTTCTTTTGGTATCATCCATACCTAAAAAATACTTTTTTAAAGTATTCAAGGCACTTCCAATACGATCACAATTTTCAATACCACCTGCAGGAATTTTAAATTCACCAGTTTTAAAATCTGTTGAAATACGATTCCAAAGTGAGCATTGTTTCAGCAGCAACACTATTGCTTCAGCAACATTGACACCATATTGATTCATTTTTTGTTTACAAACTTTGTAATCAAATTTACCTCTTGCACAATGATGGTTTAAGTATGCTTCCATGGACCAATTCTTTCTGCCTGTATTGAGTCTTGCAACATCAAGTGGATCATTAGAATTCATAATGATGTAAGGCACCTTTAAATCTAGTTCTTTTCTAGCTTGTAAAGTATGCTGACCATCTATTACTTCCATGTTTTTATTTACACGTATTGGATCATAAAGATCTTTTTCAGCGATCAATCTCTTCAATTGCTTCACGTGTGCTTCGTCTACAGGTCTATTACCTCTAGCTTTTTTAAACTTTGAGTAATCAGTTGTCTCAAAGAATTTATTTTTTATTGCATTGTTCATATCTTTTCCTCCTCTGTTAGAACAATATTGTGTAACCAAGTAATCCAACAATAATTAAAATTACTTTTGGTGGTATTACTAATAATGAAATCAACAACAAAAAACTAATAATCTGGTTTGTCATTAGCCCCCTGTAGTTGATCGTAAATTAACTTAGTTGCTATCGACTCATTGATTGGGTAGATAGGCATGTTCTCAAAGTACATCGCACATTGCTGCAGCTTCTTCATTGCTTGTTGAAACTCATCATCACCATATTCTAATGGCATATGAAAGTTTGCAGATACGATAGGCACCTCACTAAGTATTTGGTCGACTCTACTAACCCAACTGGCAAAGACAGTTGAATCAGATTTGGTTTTAATTATTGGACTTTGGCTCATCGAACCTCCATAAATTAAATTTGTCGATAACAGCACTAAGACCAGAGTGAAATTTTATTTTACCACTCATGATATCTTTTGCTTTTACAGTTTGGTAAACATCACCATTTACTTTCAACTGTAATTCTTTTGTTGACTCATTGAACTCAACTGAAAAGACATGAGTCATGACAACGCTCTTTGGTTTTACTTCCCATTCAGGCTTTAATACCAAGGCTTCGCCAAGCTTTTCAGCAGCTGTCATTGCAGCTTTCTCTATATTGTTTTTCATGATAACCTCTTTGTTAGTATTTTTAAAAAACATGAATTTCTTATAAACATTTTCATGGGATATGCAAGGAAATTATGTTATAGGATAATATAAGATTATGACCAAATATTTTTTAATTATGTATATGTGTAGTATGTTAAGTGGCCAGTGTCCGTCATCACATGTCACTGGATATACATTTGAAACTCACTCAGCCTGCGTGGAATATGGCTATAGAGTGGCACATGGGACCTTTAAATCGTTAGAAGAAACTGAGGAAATGGACCAAGAATACATAGAAAATAGCAAAATTGTGGTCAGATTTGATTGTAAGCCTATTTTTGTACCGAAACCTGTTGTACCCCTCCCAAAACCCAAAACGAACGCATAGTTGCATACTAGTCACATTATGTTATATAATAATACATGAAGCTATATCGCGTCCAAGCAAAATATAAAAACATATTACTTGATGAGATGCTTGAGGCTGAGAACGATAAGGCTGCTCTTGACACGTTTTACAAGAAGGTTGAGTCAGGAGATGTAACAGAAAAGGATGCTGGTGGGTTTTTAGATCCTAACAGACTTTTCATAACCTTCGAGGAGGTTGACCGAAATGCAACTACAAAAGTTAATAACGGAGAAACTTCAGTTGGAGTCCAAGTGGGCGGGCAAAGCGTTGGAACAAGGTAGAGTTACGCCAGACATGAAGTGGATCGATATTAAAATCAAAGATCTTAAAGTTAAGATCAATGAACAAAGTGTTGAAGACGCACAAAAAGGTCTTTTTGATATAGCTAGTTAACCTAGCTAAAAAAAACTAATTTTTTTCCCAAGGCTACTGCGCTCTAAATTTTCGTAAAAGCATTCAGTGTCGCATCTAGAATAGAACCCCTGCATCAGGTGGTCGTCTATTATTCAATAAAATAAAAAAGTCAAAAATTGCTTGTGGTATAATTAAGAATAAAAAAAATAGGAGAGCAAAATGTACTGGACACCACAACGAATAAAAGAGTTAAAAGAAAAAGGATATAAGCTTAAGTTTTATGTTTATGATCCTAGGTTAAAAGATCTTACCTTTGAAGAGATTGAGAAGTTAGAGAAAAAAGAGTTTAAGGATTCCTGAAAATTACAATCATGAGAGGTTTAATATAACCAATTTTGTTTGGATCATCCTCCGTGCCATCGTCATGACCAAATCTAAAACCACGTTTAGGTTTTTTTAAAAACCTTATCTCACAATTTGTATTGTGATAAATGTAATCGTGAAAATATTTTGTATGTGTTGCAGCAGGTAATAAAAAAACACCAGTAAAATTATTTGTGAAAAATGCTTTTTCTACAAATTTAGGTATCTTCATGTCAAACAACGGATGAATGTAAGCAACCTCACCTGTCCAATCCTTATCTAAGCAGCTGTTCTCTATCGTGTAATATTTAGGCAACAAGTGATTTTGATCAGATGCGCAGCAATCTACAGTAAACTTAAATTCTTTTTTTAGATCCTCCCAAATATCTTTAGGAGTTCTTAAGTATTTCATTTTGACAGCTGAAAAAGAAAGATTCTTTTTATCTGACCGATCAATTGACCAAGGTTTCATTAATAAAAATAAGTAGTTTTTTTGTACAATGTTTTTAATTTTTTACCATCAAAGTAATATCCCTCAATTTCTCTATTACTCTTTCGCTTCACCCCAACTTTTGCCGAGGGCCACATCAACTTTGAAAGGGACTTTAAGATTTTCAATAGCATTTTCCATCACCTCCTTTACTCCTTTAATATCATTTTCATCATTTATTGAAAAGCATAATTCATCATGTATTTGTAAGATAGGTTTAAACCCATGCTTGTAACAATTAATCATTGCTTGTTTTGTTTGATCAGCTGCTGATCCTTGAATAAGTCTATTCAAAGCTTTGTAGGTAAAAGCCCTTCTAATGTTGTTACCATAGATTGCTTTAGCCTCTTCGTATTGCATGGCCTTATTCATTCCGAAGGTAGCAGGCTCCCACATGTCAAATCGGCATTTACGACCCCTTATCGTGCGAATAAACCCATATTTTGAGGCACTACCAGTAACTGCTTCTGCTAATTTTTTAACAAAAGGCACCCTAGTATGATATTTGTTCAACAAATTTTCTGCATTATCTTTTGAGATACCAAGTTCTCTACCTAATTTGGCCTTACCCATACCATAAAAAAGACCCAAATTGATCGTCTTTGCCTGTGTTCTACTTATACCTGCCATATCAGCTACTATCTGATGAAAGTCGGCAGCTTCGTTTTTATAAGCTTCAATAAATTCATCTGCACCACTAAAATCTTCATTAACACTTGCAGCGTAATGTGCAACTAATCGTGGCTCTTGTTGGCTATAATCAAAACTACCCCATTGTTTTCCTTCTTCAGGTAAGAATAAACTTCTTATCTTGTCTCCAAACTCTTTATTTCTTGCAGGTATTTGTTGCAAGTTAGGGTTAGAGTATGACAACCTACCAGAAACTGTTCCACCCTGATCAGATCTTAATTGATTTATTTCTGAATGTATTCTACCTTTGTGAACAAACCTTTGAATGGAGTCGATGAATGTTGAATGGAATTTATTTATTTCTCTTGCTTCTCTTATTAGTTGCGCTATCGGGTTATTACAATTCACTAGCCAGTTTTGGGTAAAGCTTGGTTCTCCGGTTTTCGGTGTTCGTGGGTAATCAACACCTATCCTATCAAACACCTGAGCTACAGATCTTGCAGCCCAAATATCAGGCTTCATAGTAGTTTCCTGTTTTATTTTTTTTAACACAAGATGTTCTTTCTCTTTAAATTCTTTTTTTAATTTTTCTGCTTTTTCTTCATCCACTCTTATACCTCTACGTCTTGTCTCAATTAATATAGGCAGCAGCTCCATCTCCATTTCCCAAACATCGTTAAGACTTTGTTTTGTAATCTCTGTTTTAAATCGCTGCCAAAGCTTCAATGTTAGACCTGCATCTTGTTCTGCGTAAAAACCTACATAGCCTGCAGGAAGTTTCCAAAGATCTGCCTTAGCATCAATACCCCACTCTTTTGCTTTTTCATTTAAAAATGTTTCGTTTTTTATCTCTCCTAAATAATCTTTCGCACATGCATTCAAACTAAAACTAAATCTATTTTCATTTATAAGTGCAGCAGCTATCATCGTATCTACAATAGGACCATTGATTTCAAAACCATTTACAAGCAGCCAACCGACATCATAACTAGCATTGTGAAATATTTTAGTGGCTGGTGTTTTTAAAACTTCTTGCATCCAAGCTGTAGTAATTGCAGAGTCCATATTACCACCCGCATCATGATGAATTGGAAAATACCATTGTTGATCAAAAGCAGCTACAGCAAAACCCACGATGTGTCCATCAAAGGTAGCCCAACCTGCACCTTTTGTTTTTATATTAGGATCCTTAGTTTCAAGGTCAATTGCTATTTCTTTAGCGTGTCTTAAATCTGGATATTCATTAGGACAAACCCAATCAGAATCATTGTAAATAAAATTTAATTGGTGTGTCATAGCTTTTTAAAAATAAAATATGTTATAATAGCTGCCACAAAAATTGCAATTATCCCGACACCCAACATGCCCAATCCATATTGTATTGTCATTTTTTTTTTGTGTCTTTTAATTTTTTGATTTCTAACTCGCAGTAATGTTTTATCTTTTCCAAATCTTCAACACCATTTTTGAAACGATACCTACAAACGTACTTAATTACATTCCCTTGAAAGAACGATAATTCATTTTTTGAAATAAATTCATAAGGTTGAATATGAAAGTGTTTGTAGTGAGATCCCCCGATTTGTCTATCTTGTGGAAATGCATCATCAAACATATCTTTGTTTGTCATAATTTAAACTCCTGCAGTATTCTTATTTTCTCCTCAGCTTGTGATATTTTTTCAACTAACTTATCAGCTTCTTCTATATGCTGCGGGTGTTCACCGATTGCTACAGGCTTTTCTAAATATATTTTAAGCGTAGCCTCGGCTTCAGATATTTGTGCGTTGTATCTATCTTCCAGCGCACTAAGTATTAATTGTCTAAACATAGTTTGCCTCGTATAATTTAAAATACTTTCCTAATGGAAAGTTATATTGATGGTTTGTACCTAGCAGATGTAGATTTTGTTTACATCGAGTTACACCCGTATACCAAACTCGAAGTTCTTTTACTTTTTCTGCTAAATTCTTTTTGTCAAAATGTGATGGAAAGTTACATTTACTGGCTAGCACTTC